ATTGCCACAGGTTCAAAAATTGACAGAAAATCGAAACAAGGCTATAGACAAATTTCTTGAAGTATTTACGGAAGAACAGTTTAAAAACATATGCGAAATAGCTAATTCAACAGATTTCCTTATAGGAGAAAATGATAATGGCTGGAAAGCAGATTTTGACTTCCTTATGAGGACCGACAAAGCAACTAATGTATTAGAAGGGCGATATAATGATAATAAAAAACAAAATGATAAACCTAAAAATGCAAAAAATTATGAACAAAGACAATATGACAATTTAAACAATTTCTATGCAAACAAAGGAGTGTGATTAACAAATGAATACAATAACATTTATGACAAGACATAAGAGTTATAAAGATATGCAAGAGCATTTAAGTGAAAGACATAAGCAAATATTAGAGATATTAGAAAATAAAGAAATGACAACAAGGGAGATAGCACAAGAATTATATAAAAAGCACTACACAAATACGGCAGATGTAAACAATGCGAGACCAAGAATAACAGAGTTAGAAAGTTTAGGTTTTGTAACAACAGAAAAAACAAAGAAATGTAGCATTACAAACAAAGAAGTTGCAGTATATAGAGAAACAACAAATTTAGAAAAAATGATTTTTGAAAATGAAAATCACATACCAAGTTATTAGGAGGTAGTTATGATAATAGTAAGCCAAGAAAAAAACAGAATCATAAATTTTGATAATATATTACAAATATATATTACGATTGATGAAGATGACAAAGGTTGTTATATTCAGTATGAAGATTGTAACAATTCTTATGAAGGACTAGGAAAATATAATACAAAAGAAAGAGCAAAAGAAGTATTACAAGAAATAATAAAATCTTATAGATATTATAGAACAGCTGAATGTGATGGATATACCAATGTATTACAAGAAACAGCAGTTTTTGAAATGCCAGAGGACTAGCCTATGAAACAAATAGAGAGTAATACGCTTTGCTACTATTGTATGGGTTGTAACAAACAAGAAAACGAAAATTATAAGCCAGTAATGAGATGTAAAGGCTTTGTACCAGGAGTTGAAAACTGGCAAGAAAAATTAAGAGAGGAGCTAAAGAAAAATGGCAATAAACAGTAAAAAGAAACGGAAGTGCAGGAGAAAGAGAATTGGCTAATAAATTAAAAGAATACGGTTATAAATGTAGAAGAACACAACAGTTTTGTGGGAATACTGGACAAGCAGATGATGTAGTAGGACTTGATTATATACACATCGAAAGCAAAAGAGTTGAAAGGTTAAATATAGATAAAGCAATTGAACAAGCAGTAAGAGATACAAAAGACAATAAGTTCCCTACAGTATTTCACAGAAAAAATAGAAAAGATTGGTTGGTAACAATGAGGCTAGATGATTGGATGCAAATGTACAACGAATATTATTCTGGGAGAAAGATAAAAGAATATGAGAATACCGAAGATAATAAGTAAAGATGGACATGAGTACATATTGATACAGCAATGCAACCAAAATATGTATCTATACAAAGAAATGATATATGGCTACAAAGAATGCTTCAAAGTCGATGAATTAAGTCTCATAACAAACAAAATAGCAAGAGGTCGCCCACCAAAATATAGATAGAAAAGAGAATAAAGGAGAGAAGTATGAAAATATATGATAAGAGAATATATAAAATAAGTGAGTGTATAAGAGTAGTGATAATAGTAATAGTATGTTTCATGATAGGGTATGTATGTGGAATATTAGCAGGGGATAAGTCAGAGGAATTAAAGAATAAAGACATAGAAATAGAATCATTAAAGGACACTGTGTATATGTTAAGAAAGGAGAGAGAAGAAGTATGAGTGAGATAGAAGTGCGGAGATTATGTGAGAATTAACGATGATTTTAGGTTAATAGCTTTAGGAATAGGAAAAGTAGTAGGAATAAATAAAGATAGTATACATGTAAAAATGAATTTTGAATTACCTTTTTCATTAAAAAAAGAAAATATAGCCAACCACAGCAAACAATTAATAGACCTAATAGAAGTTGGAGATTTTGTAAATGGACATAGAATATTTTGTAAAATACATGGAGAAATAGGAGAAAAAGATATAAAAACAATATTAACAAAAGAGCAATACATGGCTAACTGCTATAAAGTAGGAGGAGAAGATGAATTTTGAAGATATAAAGAACATGAACAAAAAAGAATTTGAGCAATTTATGTTTAATATACAAAGTAACAATAAAAAATTTTGTGTAAGATGTGGAAATTTTACATTAGACAGAATAACTGTTTCAGTCGCAAAAAATGGAAACTCTCCACGAAAATTATGTAATATGTGCAAAGAATGTTATACAGATACAAGAAATAATTGATAATATTCAAGATACTGTTGAAATTTTAAAAATAATAAAACCAATTTATAATTTTAAATCAAAAAATTGAAAGGAATGAAGCAAATGAAAACAGCAGATGAGATGTTTGAAAAGATGGATTTTATAAAAATAGAAGATACAGATAAGAAATTAATTTATAAATCGGAATATTATGTTTTTGGCAATAAATTTATATATCACATTATGTTTGACAAAATAGGCAGAGAAATATTTAGTTATAAAGAGAGAAGAGAAGAACAAAGAGGAATAGGAATAGGAGAACTACAAGCAATAAATAAGAAATGCCAAGAATTGGGGTGGTTAGATTGAGAATAATAAAACACGGAAATAAATATTCTGAAAATAAAATAGCAATTTGTACGTTATGTGGTTGTGAATTTGAATATGATAACAATGATACTGAAATAGAAAAAGTATTTTGCTTTACATCATTTCCACCCCAATATAAAACTTATGTTAAATGTCCTGAATGTGATAAAGAAATATGCTTGGGTACAAAAATTGTTAATTAGGAGGTAATTTAGATGAATGAAAATGATGAAATAGAAGAACTTGATGATGAATATGCAGAAGTAGAGCCAGATGTACACTTTGATTTAAGCTGGATTTGTAAAGAATGTGGAAATACAAATGTAGAATACAATATACCAGTCGCAAAAAATATTATATGTACTTGTGGAAAGTGCAATAAACAATATAAATATTATTATGAACCATATTAGGAGGTGTTTAAAGCGAAAAATCTTAAAGATAGCATAGAATATCTTAAAAAGATAAATAATTATGGAACAGATAAAGAACCATATTATCTTGAATATGAATTATCAGAAAGTCCAGTAAGTTTTGAATGGTATCAAGCAATATTAGAAAAAGTAAAAGAATATAAACCTAAAAGAGTAATAGATGTTGGAAGTAATTTAAATTTATTTGGCTATTTATTTGTAAATGCGGGAATTGATTATATAGGTATTGATATAAATATAGATGGTTGTAATCCAATAGAAACAGACCACATTAAATTTATAAGAGCAAATTATTATAATGTAAGAGAACAATTTAAAGACGATATAATTATTAGTTGCTTATGTGTGGGATATTTAATACCAGTTAAAGATGTATTAGGTAAAATTTTAATTGTAAATTCAGATAATGGTAAAAGCGAAAAAGAATATAAATGCACTGCAAGAGAAATAAAATTAGAAAGAAAGGTGTTTTAAGTGAAAGAAAATAGTGATGGTAACGACACAAATGTCGGTAGCATAGGAAATAGTATAGAAGAAGATATAACAAAAATAAATACATATGTAGAACTAGTATTAAAAAAAGATTACTGTAATTGCAATGAACTTAATACAATTTTAGGAAAACATTGTGATGGAAGTAAAAATGTAGCTTATGCAATGCAACATATTTTATCAGACTATAAAAGAGTATTAAAAGAGAATGAACAGCTACGAACAGAAATGAACAGCTTAAAAGAAGATATGTCTAATATGTATGACGAAGAAGTTGTAATAAGTATTATAAGCGATAATTTTAATATAAGTAGAAATGAAGTTTTAGAATTATTAGAAAGTGAGGAATAACAATGAAATTATATGAAAGAATAGAAAACAATAATTTTAATGAAATAGACAAAAATAGAGCAATTGAATTAATTGAAAATGGAAATGGACATTTAATTTATAATGAAAATTATTTTAAACTACAAAAAGAAAATGAAGAATTAAAAAAAGATTACTATAATGTAATAAATAAAATAGAAAATAAAATAGATATATTGGATATAGCAATATCAGAATGTATATATATAGACGATGACGACAAAGCATACAAAAAAGCAGTTAAAAAAGACAAGCTATGCTTATTGAATCAAAAAAGAGCTTTACAAGAACTGCTAGAAGAAGGTGATTTGGAGTAAATATGGTGAATATGAATAATTTAAGTGAAGAAGAAACAATAAAAAGTTTTAAATCATTAATGTATAATGCAAAAGCTAATTGGGATTACTTTAGTTATGAAATATTATTTAATTTTTTTAGTTTATATAATAATGCAATAGAAGAAAAAGATAAAATAATAGAACAAATGACTTATTATATTATGAATTTAGATATTGACGAAGATATATGCAAAAAAGTAAATTGTGACACAAATTCAGGAGAATTAGATTGCAAAGACTGTATCAAACAATATTTTGAAAATAGAGCAAAAGAAATCAAATAAAGGGGGGTAATCTATGGGAACAGAAGATACAATAGAAATGGTAATAATTAAGAACGATACCATAATAAAGAAGAAATTCAGTGTTATAGACGAAGACGAGGTAATAAGTTTTAACTTAGGAAATTTCTTTATAGCAGTACGAAAAAAAGATATTAGAAATTTTATGTGAGGAGGTACAAATGAGAACAGATTTTGAATCTAACAGAATAATATTAGAAGGGGAAACGATATATTTAACTGCAACTCAAGGAGAAATATTAAAGATATTATACAATAAAGGGGATAAAGTAGTGAGCTTTGAAGAGTTTGCAAATAAGCTTTATAATTGCAAATTAGATACATACATCAAAAAAACAATTAGAAAACATGTAAGTTTGCTTAATCAAAAGGTGTTTAAATATATAAAAATTAAGAACATAAGAGGAATAGGATATGTTCTGGAAGGAGATATAAATAATGAGTGTTAATATAGGAGCAGAAAAGAGTAAGCTAACGATATATAAAGATGAACAGGGTAGATATAAAATCTACATTAAGGGAAGAGAATTACAAGAAGACGGAACAGAAAAAGATATATTTATGTCTAAAACAATTCAATTCAAAAAAGATGTATTATTAAAAAATCGAACAGTAATAGAAGTACTAAATGGTTGGAATAGTTGTTATAGAATTAAAACAAATGAATTAAATGAAAAAGGAAAAGAGAAATATAAATATTATGATAAATATTTTATAAATGAGTTTAAAATATTACAAGAAGGAGAAGACGGATATTGTAAGCCTAAGAGAGAAAAACAGAAAGACGATTTTTCATTCGAATACAATGGAGATGACTTACCATTCTAGGAGGAAAGTATGAATTTTAGAAAAACAATAAGAAGAGGAATAAAGACATTTAAAGACAAAGAAATGTTCTTATATGGTCGCATAAGTGAGAGACATAGAGCAGTAGCATATTGTATATTACATAAGTGTTATTTGGAATCTAAAGATATAATGGAAAAAGGATGCAACAAGAAGAAATGCAAATATAAAGAAGAGGTGAAATAAAAAGGCGGAAGAAAAATAGTAGAGAAGAAAGTAGAAAAACAACAACAAGAGAAAAAAGAACAGCTTGTGCGTGCAGGGGAAAATCAAATATTAGAAGAATTTAAAAACAATTTGCCGGAATATATGGAGAAACGATTACAAGCGTTAACACAGGAAATAAGTTTAAAAAAAGATGTGGGAGGATTAAGCAGTATTGAAATAAATGAATTATTAAGACCACATAATTTGATAGGAAAACAACCCAAATATACCGCCGAGCAAATGCAAATAGTGTTTGATTATTATAGAGAAGCATTAGTAAAAGTAAATCAAAAATTTAAATACCCACCAAGTAAAGAGAACTTTTGTGCTTTTGCTGGGATATCAACTGCGACATATAATCAATATTTGATTTCTCCAGATGAAGCAAAACAAGAAGTAATGCTGATGATAGATGACTATATAAGAGAAAATATGCTAACATCAGCACAATTAAAAGAAGTTGATAATATAACAACAATGTTTAGAGGAAAGACAGCACACGGTCTAGTTGAGGCAAGTGCGCCAATAGTAATAGAACATAAAAGTGAAACAGACATAACAAAAATAAACTCAATGATAGAAGCTATAAAGGCTGGAAAAAGTTTAAAGACAATAGAATTAAGTAAAAAAGATTATAAAGTAGAGGGAGAGTAAAAAAATGGAAATATATACCAGCAGAAGAGGACAAGGAAAAACATTAAAAGCAATTCAATTATCAGCAGAAAAACAAATGCCAATAGTATGTTCTAGTTACCATCAAATGGAATATATAAAATATAGAGCCAAAGAAATGAATTTAAAAATGCCAAAACCTATAATGTTTGATGATGTTAGAGGAAAAGTAATAGGGACCAGAAGAGGATTAATAGTTGATGATTTAGATTTCCTTTTGAGAAGATTATTTGATGCTGAGGTTCACTATGCGACTATGGAAACTTGTAATATAACGAGAGTGGAAAAAGAATCATAGTAAAGATTAAAGTAAGAGATTTTGATTAAGAAAACAGTTGGAAAAAGATTTTAACTGGAAAAAGATTTCATATCAGAAAATTTTGACAAGGCACTGGAAAAAGATTTTAGGTTGAGTTTTTTTGAAGGTGCCTGCAAAAGATTTTGACTTAAATATTATTGCTAAAATGTCAATAAAATGGAGAATAAAAGGTGAAATATTTTACAGGAATTTTACAAATATAAAGGAACAAAGCAAATCAACGGAAATGTTGAAAAATTAAAGAAAAACGAGCCACGAGAATTGGTTTTAAACGGTTTATTTTTGCAATTAATACAAGTACTTGTCAAAGACGTAAAAAGGTTTAAAATGCCAATAAATAGGAATGGTAAGAAACGCAAAAAAGAAGCAAAAAGCTTCTTTTAAATATATTATTATTTCATTGCGCAACCAAGAATCACTAAAAATACTATAATCGCTAATATTATGCCAGCA